CCTTCTAATTTAGAGTTTCGAATAGTGCAGTTATCAAAGAGACAGTCCTTGACGTCTCCCTCGATTTCACAGCCAAAAAATTCAACTCCCTCCAGGAGAATACTTCTCTTGATATTCGCATCTTTTATTTGAAGTCTAGAACGTCGAGTATCATAATTCACAATGGCTTCACTGATTCCTCCTCCAATTATTACTCTAAATAATTTTTCCCTAATTTGAGGGTATACTGATTCAAGTAGTCGCTCGTTCGTATTTAAGTCAACATGCAGGTCTATTTCTGGAAATGCTGACCTAAAACCCAATAGAGATTTAGTAGAGTCGATTGCAAACCTAAACTCTTTTACCATTTCAGAGATCTTAACCTTTTCCTGATTAGAATAGGTATGGTTTTCAGTTAATGTTTGATAAAGATGTTCAATCACAATGTTTAATGTCTCGACAGCTTCCTTCTTTTTTCGAGTATATTCCTTACCTGAAATATAATTAACATTGAGCTTGCCACTAGAGAGTTGAGAAAAATCGGTAGCAAAAAAATCAGACTCTGGAAATCTTAGCTCGATTGCGTCTCCTCTTTCAACAATCGATTCAGTCAAGATCATGTCATATAACCTTTTTGGCTGTACGTATTGAAAGTGATTCTGATAAATTAGCCTATTTTCATTTTCAGGCTGTGGCCATAATTCAAAGAGTCGTTTTTCATCCAAACTTATTAAATATTTAAGGCGATTAAGCTTTTCCACCTTATTTGGAAGTGCTAATGCCCTTTCATTGAGTTTAATCGTGGTCCTTACTCTACACCGCTCTGTAGTAAAACCTATTGCTTCAATTATGTTTGAGACCTTTAGATACATGTGCATGGCTTCCTGATATGGCATGAGGCCAGTGCTGAGTTGCATCTCCTTATACCCATTAGAATATGTAGGCGCAAGCTTAAATGTCTCGTTAGTAGCTTTAAAATCGCTCTTTATTTCAGTAAACCATTTTACCTTTTTTCCCAATGCTCTAGCAATCTTTGCGGCAGCATCCATCTTTCTCATAGGAGAAAAGAATTCAAAACAGAATGAGATTTGGGTGTTATCGTATATGTTCTTCTTATCTAAAGATTTAAACATTATTAAGTGTTTCTTTATTCTATTTATCTTATGAGATCCTTTTAGGAAATGAAAGTATTAAATTAATAGGCTGAGATTAAAGATATGTGAATAAATAAAATAAATAAAGTTGCTACATGGCAAAAGTCACAGACAATTTTAAGGTTTTCAATAGGCTCAGCATATATGTTGAGGACCTTTTATCTCAGACCATCAACTACTTGACGTCTAAGTTTAATCAGAGTAGGGCAGTATTTACATCAGCCTCACCGTTTGGACAGTTATTATTGGTTGTTGAGAACCTTACACAATTAGTATTCTATTATATAGAAGACTCGATCACCGAGTTAAACATTAATGAGGCGACTAGACTAACGTCAGTCTATTCACTAGCCACACTGGCTGGACACAATCCAAGCAGAGCAGTATCTGCGTCTGGAGAAATCAGCTTGTCAACTAAGGCTGGTGCCGGGGAACCGCCTACTGACTTTGTAATTATACCAAACCTTTCTAGAATAAGGTGTAAGAACAACGGTCTAACCTATGTGCTTGACCTTTCACAGGATGAGATCAAGTTTTCATTTAACGGCACAACAAACGGTCTTAAGCTGGGGATCCGTCAGGGAATAATCGAATCCCAAACAGTCTCAGCTAAGGGCGAACCCATCGAAAGCTTTGCGATAGGTAGCCCACAAAACTACTATATCGATAATTTTATAGTTAACGTTCATGTAAATGGAGAGCGATGGAGAAAGTACGATTCGATCATCGACATGCCTAGAGGAGACAAGGCATACATGATCAAAACCGGAATGACGAGCGGAGTCGATCTTTTCTTCGGCAACGGTAATTATGGACTGATTCCGACCAGGGGATCAGATATCTTAGTTGAATACTTGGTGACTGAGGGATCAAACGGAAATATCAGAAGTAACGATTTGGCCAGTATTAAGTTTGAATTCGTGGACACCGGATTTAGCATATTAGGAGACGAGATAGACTTAAATCAATATATTGAGATCACCACAACAAACGCACCCTTCTTTGGAACAAATGCTGAGGACTCTAAATTAACCCGTCTTCTTGCACCAAGACAGTCTAAAAGTTTTGCGTTAGTGAATGTTGACCATTATGAGAGCGTGTTAAGAAAGCTAAAACTTTTCTCTATTATCAATGTTTCAATTGATGAAGTTGATTCTAGAATGTTGAACCTGTTTCTTATACCTGATATTCGAAAAACATTTAGCGTAGCCCAAGACTATTTTAGCGCCAGTCTTAATAGATTTGTGATGAATGACTATCAAAAGAATCAGCTACTACAATATCTTGAAAAATCAGGCAGTAAAATGATTTCGACCGATGTTCAGATAATTGATCCGATTCCTAGCGAATACGTCATAAACACCTCTATCATTGTGTTTGATGACGTTTCATCCGAGATAATCAAGAGGGACATTCTTAATAACCTAGGTGAATACTTTATTCAAAACACCAGGTTCACCAGGATACCTAAGAGTGACCTGATAAAGATAATTGAGGAGGTCAATGGAGTAGATTCAGTCTCAATAAATATTGTGTGCAAAAAGAACGAAATCTTAAAGATACAGAATCCATCAGCTTCTGATATTGGTCTTGATGAGTTTAATGATATTATTGTTTCATATCAGGAACTTCCAATAATCCGAGGAGGTTTTACTGATCGGTATGGTAATGTTTACTCGGCTGGCATCACACCAGACTCGCTTGGGCCAGTTAACATTCAAATTAAGGAAATAGTTCCTCGACCAAAAAAGGTAAATTAACATGGTAAAAAATAGCATATATCGTCCAATCTTTGAACGTAGGGAAAAGAGGACAAATGTAGGTTTTGATTATAAGGGCCAAATCCTAAAAAAGACGCTTTCAACTCAAATGTTTGGAGCACATCCTCTTCTTGATTATTTACTTCAGCAGGTAGAGAGTATAGTATATGAGTGGGTAGAGGCCGTAAAACAGATAAAGATCACAGCAAATCCAGCATTGGACAAATACGAAAATAAAATCAGATAATTTAATGGGTAGCAACAAATCAGGAATGAGCCGAGAAAATCGTGCTCACCTCAGGGACGAGATACAGTCCCTATTGGGATCAATAGGTACTGAGTCACATGGAGACATGGTGATCGATAACGAGATCTCTGAAAAGACTAGACCAGAAAGTCCATACGATTTTGAGGAGATGAGTAATCAGTTTACTGTCAAAGCTAGAGAAATCACAGATTCCCTATTTAAAAACTTTGTGGATATTGGAATCTTTGAAAAAAATGATTATGCTCGACATAAAAAGGAACTAGATACAATCAACATCTCAAACCTTTTCTTTCAATTAAAGACAATAAAGATTACAATTATTAAGGTGATGGAGGAAATAACTTCAGGTAACACTCACCCTAGACTAATTGAGGTAATGGGTCAGTTACAAGACAAGATGGCCTCGATTACCAAAATGCAGGCAAATTATGTGCTCTTTCTTGAGGACACATATCGTCAGTTAAACTCCGCTGCTCCAGTAAACCCAGATTCAGAATTTGTGGATTCAAGTTCTACTGAAGGTCAGTTCTTTATTACAGTAGGAACAAAAAATCTAATCAATAGCTTACCTGGAGAATCAGTGGACGACTCGATTAAAGTACCTACTGGGAGTTTATTGGACCCATCTAATAAATCCGAACTGATGCGGGAAAGAAACATAGAGCTTAAGAGCGATGAAGCAGACGATGACTTTATGGACATCAGTGAAATAATTTAATTTAATGAAAGACGTCATGACCAATGGTGGCGCTTTTAGCCATCGAAAACTATCAAATCTTTCGGGTTCGCCTGAAGATACTAACACTTCACTTTGGACAACTGCTCGTATCAATAAGCTTCTCGATGCGATTGAAAATGACGGATTCGATATTAAAGGTCTGCATAATTCTCCATTTAAAGACAATGATGTTAACTTAAAAAGAGGAAACCTTCCATTTGAATATACGCCAGAAGAAGTAGAAGAACTTAAAAAGTGTAAAGCTGATGTTCTCTATTTTGCCACTAATTATTGTAAGATTCAAACTGGTGATGGTGTTAAATACATAAAGGATACTGAAGGTCTTCGAGATTTTCAAGAACAAATCCTGCAATCTTTTAGAGGAAACAAGTGGAATATCCTAATGGCAAGTCGACAGACCGGTAAATCAGTTACATCAGCTATTTTTATCTTATGGTTTCTTCTATTCAAATCTGATAAGACTGCCCTAATTGTTGCAGATAATTTTACTACAACTCGAGAGTTAATGGATAAGTTTAGAATCTGTCTTGATGGGCTGCCTTTCTTTATGAAGCCTGGAATCAAACATATCAATTCAGGAAACATTAAGTTTGATAACGATAGTCGTATTGTTGGTAGAACGACTACTAAAAAATCAGGTATCGGTCTTACTGTAAATATCCTATACATTGATGAGTTCGCGCATATCGATGAAGCAAAATTAGATGAATTCTATCGAGCAATCGTTCCTACAATCACGGCCGATCCGAATGCAAAAGTAATTATTACTTCTACACCAAACGGTAAAAATAAATTCTATGAGATCTGGGTAGATGCTATTGCTGGAAAAAGTGACTATGTTCCGCTTAGGGTTGACTGGTGGCAGGTTAAGGGTAGAGACGAGGCATGGAAGCAATCAGTTATCGCAAACCTTGGATCAGTTGAAGACTTTAACCAGGAATACGGACTCCAATTTTTCTCATCAGACCAATTACTCCTAAACTCTAATGAATTAAAGAGACTCTATAATATCAAGTCAGACTATATAAATACAACATTTGCATTGCCTGAAGAAAAGCAATGGATTAATGACTGTTTTACTGTACACCCAAATTATGCTAAACGTCTCTATCATGATTATAAGAGTGATAATGCAAAGTATGTTTTTTCGATCGATACTGCGGATGGAACAGGTGGGGATTATTCAGTCTTAAACATATATAAGATAGTATGCTTACCGATCAATGAGCTCTTAAAAAAGAAGGAGGCTATTCGAAGCGAGACAGATACTACCTCATTGGTACAGATTGCAACATTTAGAACAAACGAACGGGATATTAACGATTTTGCAGCAGGCGTAGAGTTTATTACATATGAGCTCTTTAGTTCTGAAAACGTCAGAATAGTGCTTGAGATGAATCACAAAGGGGAGATAATAAAAAATAGGTTAGAGGACAATGATGCATACTGGCCATCCCAATTAGTACACACTAAACACACAGAGATGGCAGTCAACGTCAAGCCAGGAATTAGATTAGGTCCAACAAATAAGATTAAGTATTGTGAAAAGTTTAAATATTTTGTTGAGGTCAAAAAGATCATACCTAACGATTTTTTAACTGTTATGGAACTTATGGCTTTCGGTAAGAGCAAGGGAGGAACATATCGTGGACAGAATGGCAATGACGATCTTGCGATGACCTGTGTCAATCTTGCACCGGCTCTGGACTCAAACCAGCTTTGGGAACTCTCTATCGAGACGTATGAAGCTGCCTCTACTGAATATCGAAAGGAGGTTGAGGAAAAGATATTTAGTCTATTTAGATCTGGAGGAAATCGTCCAGCCTTTGATTATGATACTCTGCGTGATATTAATTCTCCTCTAAATAACTCAGAAAAAGGAAATAACGATAGGAAACACGTATTTGATCTTCAATCCCTAGAAAAAATGCAAAAAATTAAGGACAAATTTTTTAAAAGTTAAATTTTTTTTAGTATAATAGTACTGAAACCGTTGTATAAACATTAAAACTATGAAGATTCTTAAATTTCAAGGCGACATCG